CGTCAGGAAGCACAGGTGGAACAGCAGTAACAGCAGTTCAACCAGGTGTTGCAGCTACTAAATCTGCGGCTTTAACTGATGATATTGATTTAATTCCATACGTTGGTATTGAAGCAGGCGATGGCGCAGCAGAAGCGGTAAACGTACATTACGTTGCTTGTAGTAGAAACGTATACGAATAATAAACTTTAATGGAGCGGGGGTGAAAACCCCCTCTCTCCAATAGGAGGAAAAAATGGCAGACGCAGTAACAAGTCAAACACTATCAGATGGCGATAGAATCGCTGTCGTAAAATTCACAAACATATCAGATGGTACTGGAGAAAGTTCAGTTGAAAAAATTGATATTTCAGATTTTGCAACTAATATAAATGGAGCAACTCCTGCACGAGCTACTATTGAACAAATTTGGTATGATATTGGTGGCATGCGCGTAGCTTTGGAATGGAATGCTACATCAAATGTTGTAGCAGCAGTTCTAGGTGGAAGTGCGGCGGCAGGAAATGTTTCAGGTCACATGGATTTTAGATCATTTGGTGGTCTTAAAAATAATGCTGGCGGTGGTGTTAATGGCGATATTGATTTAACAACTCATGGTCATACGGCGCATGATCATTACACGATTGTATTACAATTAAGAAAATCATATTAAGGGGTTTAAATGGCTTATTCAGGCACACAAACCTTTAACCTCTCAATAGAGGAAATCATAGAAGAAGCATTGGAGCGTTGCCAATTGGAAGCTCGAAGTGGATATGATTTAAAAACAGCTAAACGATCCCTTAACCTTATGTTTGCGGAATGGGCGAACCGTGGATTGAATCTATGGACCGTTGCCTATGCCACGCAGACATTGACAGCAGGTACAAACTTTTACGGGGTTGACCAAAAAGTTGTGGACATTTTGGATTCTACAATCACAACCACAACTGGTGCAACTGCAAATCTTGAAGGAGACAGTAGTACTACTGATGTTTCTGTTGCTAGAATTTCACGAGAAGAATTTATGAATCTTACCAGAAAGGAGAAATCATCAACTGGGGATGCAAGACCTACACAGTGGGCATTGATTCCTGGAACGGTTACAACTGGAGGATCTTCCTCTAGTGGACGACCACAGTATGATATGACCCTTTTCCTATATCCAAGTCCGGATAAGGCTTACATTTTTAAATATTTCTATATTGGAAGAATACAGGACGCCGGTGATTATGTTAATAACGCTGATGTTCCATTCTACTTTCTTCCATGTTTGACTGCAGGGTTGGCTTACTATATAAGCTTAAAGAGGGCACCAATGCTAAGTGCAAACTTAAAAGCGGTGTATGATGAAGAATTTAAACGTGCTGCAGAAAATGACCGTGAACGAACGTCATTCAGGGTTGAACCAGCACAAGCTTACATACCATAGGAGGTAATATGGTTAAATGTGAAAAATGTGGTTGTGAATGTGATTGTAAAAACAATTGTCAATGCACAGACTGCGAATGTAAAAAGGAGGAATAATGAGTAATCCAAACTGGAATAAAGATACTAACACTGGAAGAAGTTCTAAAGGTGGAGTAAAAGGAAATTGGAGTGATAGATCAACTAATTCTGTTCCTAAAGCTAAGGCTAAGGAAAAAGAAAAATCTGTTTCACTATCTAAAGGAAATGTTTCCGGCACTATGCAAAGCATGGGTGCGGCCACTAAAGGTGGAAAGTATCATTGGGCTGGATCTAAAGATTCTAAATGGTAATATAGATGGCGTACGCTAGAGGAAAATACGCACAATCTATATCAGATCGTAGTGGAATGGCATTTCCCTACAGGGAAATGGTAAAGGAATGGAATGGTGCTCGTGTTCATAAAAGTGAATATGAACCAAAGACGGCACAGGATCATCCTCGTAAGCATTCTGCTGATAAGGAAGCATTGCAGTATGCTAGACCGGATAGGGGTGAAAGTGCTGTTGCAACATTACTGCCTTTAAATCCGTTTAGATTTACAGCAAGTAGTGCAACGATATCAGTTTTTGAACCTGACCATGGACGATCAAGCAGTGATACTGTAAGATTCAGGGATGTCAGTGGAAATATATTTGGAGCTGACATAGATGAATTGGAAGATTCCGATGGATACAGCATTACAAAGACAGATGATGATTTTTATACTTTTGCAGTTTCAACAGCTGCAGGAATAACAGGCAATGGCGGAGGTGGATATGTCTCTGCTGGACCGGCAACATTGAGTGCATAATGACAACATACGCGGAATTAACAACACAAATTTTAAATTATACGGAAACAAGCACTGATGTTCTGACATCTACAATAACAGATGACTTTATAGAACATACAGAGAACAGAATATTAAGAGAAGCTGATATTGATGCGTTCAAATCACACCAATATGCAACTTTAACGTCTGATAATCCTTTTTTATCTTTACCAGGTGGGTCGAATCCAGATCCAACATCCTTGGCCACAATCAGGACAGTTCATATTTATCCTGCTTCAGGAACAGCAACACGAACATTTCTAGAGCAACGTGATATTAGTTTCATGAATGAATACTGGCCAGTTAGAGCATCTACTAGTACACCAAAATACTGGGCATGGTGGGATGAAAACTCAATTTATCTTGCGCCAACGCCAGATGCAGCGTATAATGTAGAAGTAGGAATTACTAGACTACCAACAAGATTGTCCAGTTCTAACACAACCTCATGGTTAGGAAACAATGCCCCTTCGGCATTGCTTTACGGATGTCTTGCAGAAGCCTTCAAGTTCTTGAAGGGACCAGCGGAAATGCTGCAATTATATGAACAATCATATCAACGTGCCATACAGGAATTGATGATAGAACAACAAGGAAGGCACCGAAGAGATGAGTATATGCATGGGGAACTAAAAGTACCAGGCATGCAAACACAACAGAAATCCATAGGAGGATAAACATGGCAATAACTCAAGCTGTCTGTACAAGCTTTAAACAGGAAATTCTTGTTGAAACGCATGACTTCACAGCCACAACAGGGGATACGTTTAAAATTGCATTGTATTCAAGTTCAGCTACTTTAGGTGCTTCAACGACTGCTTATTCCGCTACAAATGAAGTTTCTAATTCAGGAACTTATACGGCTGGAGGAGGATCATTGACAAATGTAACACCAACAACAAGTGGAACAACTGCTCTCACTGATTTTTCTGATATATCATTTACATCAGCAACAATCACGGCAAGAGGAGCACTAATTTATAATAGTAGTGAATCTAATAAGGCAGTATGCGTATTAGACTTTGGTGGCGACAAGACATCAACAAGTGGAACGTTTACAATTCAATTTCCAGCAGCAGATGCAAGTAACGCTATTCTACGACTGGCATAGGAGATTAATTTATGGCTCTAGTTTTAGACGATAGAGTAAAGGAAACCTCGACTACGACGGGAACAGGTACGCTTAATTTAAGTGGCGCTGTTTCAGGATTCCAGACTTTCGTTGCAGGCGTTGGTGACGGCAATACGACGTATTACGCCATTATTAACCGTGATGAGGCTGAATGGGAAACTGGTGTTGGAACTGTAACTGATGCTACTACAGATACATTAGCAAGAACAACTGTAATAGCAAGCTCGAACAGTGATAGTGCTGTAACTTTCAGTGCTGGCACAAAGGATGTATTTACAACCCTACCTGCAAGCAAAGCTGTTTTTGAAGATGCTAGTTCCGATGTAACTTTACCTAATGATCTTATTTTAGGATCTGATTCTGCTGTTTTAAAATTTGGTGCTGACTCTGATACAACTTTAACACATACGGACGGGACTGGTTTAACTTTAAATAGCACTAACAAACTTCTTTTCAGAGATACTGGTTTATATATTTATTCATCCACAGACGGACAATTAGATATTGTCGCAGATACAGAAGTACAAATAGCAGCAACAACAATAGATATAAATGGTGCTATTGCACTTAACGGAGCAATAACTGGTGCCACTAATATTACTTTATCCGGTGAGCTAGATGCAGCAACTTTAGACGTATCTGGCAATGCAGATATTGACGGGACAACGAATTTAGATGCAGTAGATATTGATGGAGCAGTTCAATTAGATGCAACATTAACAATTGGTGCAAATGATCAAGGTTATGATGTAATTCTTTATGGTGATACGGCTTCGGCTAATATGACTTGGGATACATCAGCAGATGATTTAATATTTAATGGTGGTGCAGGTTTAATTGTACCAGATGGACAATTTACTTTAGGTAGCACAGCAGTTACCTCAACAGCGGCTGAAATAAATTTATTAGATACAGCATCAGCAAATAGCGTTGTTAATAGTAAAGCAGTTATTTATGGTTCTTCTGGGGAATTAGCAGGAACTTTATCAACTGTAGCACAAACAAATATTACTTCTTTAGGAACCTTAACGGCTCTTACTGTAGATGACATTGCCATAAACGGCAAAGTTGTAACGATGACTGGTTCAGCCAGTGACACAGCAGTATTTACAGCAGGAACAAATGGCACATTAAGCATCGTAACAACTGATGCGGCAGCGGCAGCGGCCAATATTCAAATAACGGCAGACGGTACAGTAGATATTGATTCAGCAGGTGTTTTAACTTTAGATTCAGGGGCAGCAATAAATATTGAACCGGCGACAGGTTCAGCAATTTTACTGGACGGTACAATTAGTGTAGATGCAGGAGTAGTCACAGGGGCAACTTCAATTACATCCACTGCTTTCGTTGGTGATATAACAGGAGACGTAACGGGAAATACAAGTGGAACAGCCGCTACAGTGACAACTGCGGCACAAACGAACATAACATCATTAGGAACTCTAACAACTTTAACTGTTGATAATGTAATTATTAACGGAACAACAATTGGGCACACGAGTGATACAGATTTAATAACATTAGGTAGTGCTATTGCTACAGTAGCAGGTGAAGTTTCAATGACTACCCTTGATATTGGGGGAACGAATGTAACATCAACAGCAGCAGAATTAAATATTCTTGATGGAGTAACTTCAACAGCAACAGAATTAAACTATTCAGATTTAACAACACTAGGAACAAGTGCAGCATCAAAAGTATTATCAGCAGATTCAAATAATCTAACAAAAATAACAGGTGGTGTGTACTTAGAGGAAGATACATTGACCTTTGACTCTACGCAGGATTGGGATGTACGAGCATCTCCAGTTGCACAAGTGACATTGACAGCCAATGTAACCTTTGATGCACCTTCAAATCCAACAACAGGACAGTATATTTCTATTCTTTGCATACAGGATGGAACAGGTTCAAGGACAATTGCGTGGAACGCCGTTTTTGAATTTACCGGAGGTACGGCCCCAACGGCTACTACAACGGCAGCCAAGGGTGATTTATTTACCTTTAGATATCACAATTCACATTGGATAGAAGTTGGAAGAAACCTTAACTTAACAAGGGCTTAATATATGGCATTTTTAATAGGTGGAGCTAATTCAGATAGTGGTGCTTATCAAATAGATAATTCACTTAGGTTTAATAAAGCAGACAGTGCCAAATTAAGTTTTACTCAAGGAACTCCGACAAGTAGAAGAACATGGACATATTCAACTTGGGTTAAAAGAGGTAACTTAGCAGACCAACAAGAAAGCATATTATCTTGGGGAGACGAAGATTTTTTTGATGTTAGATTTCAAGATGGAACTCCAGATGATGGAATTATTGTGTACATAAGTGATGGAGATTCAAAATCTTTAGCTACTAATAGGTTATTTCGTGACCCTTCTGCTTGGTATCATATAGTAATAGCTTCTGATACAACAGATGGCACAGCAGGAGATAGAACTAGAATATATGTTAATGGTGTTGAAGAAACTTCGTTTGCAAGTGAAGCACAACCAGACCAAAATTATGACTATAGAGGACTAGTAAGTGGAGACCCTATTGTAATTGGAAATAGATACACAGGTTCACACTATTTTGATGGTTATTTAGCAGATACGCATTTTATTGATGGACAACAATTAGCACCATCAAATTTTGGTGAAACAAATGATAATGGGGTTTGGATACCTAAAAAATATTTAGGAACATATGGAACTAATGGATTTAAACTTGAGTACAAACAGACAGGAACAAGTGCAAACTCAAGTGGTATAGGGGCAGATACAAGTGGTAATGACCATCATTTTTCAGTGACTAACCTAGCCGCAATAGATGTTACAACAGACACGCCAACGAATAATTTTGCTACCTTGAATCCTTTAAGTGCAACAGCAACAGCTTTTACTGAAGGTAATGTACACGCAACA